CTCCCCCTCCACCTTGTGTATTAACAATCTGCTTAAGAACATCAAGTTCTTTTCTAATTTTAGAAAGTTCAGGAGTAGAAGATTCTTCAGTTAATTCTTTCTTCTCATTCAGCTTATCTAATATCTTGATAGCATGATCAATAGTTCCTTCATCTTTCTTATCAACCTTCTCTAGTGCTTCTACTACTTCATCAATATCTTCTTCTACTTCTTCTGTTGGAGTAGGAATAGGACCATTAGCAATAGAATCCTTAATACTAGTAAATCCACCAGATTTTTTATCGTCTGAGAATAAGAAATTCTCAAATGCTTTTGCTTCTTTCTGGAGTTTTTTCTTCTTTTCTTTTAATTTCTTGGTTTCTTCATTTATAGACGAAAAAACATCATCAAGAGAGATATCACCTATCAACTCTTTTGTTTCTTCCTTTATCTTTTTCTTTTCACTACCAATGGAGCTAAAGAAACTATCTAAGGATTCATTATTTTTGGGTTTATTATCCGTCATTCTTCAATAGAAAGTTTCCCATATGTATTATTTATTGGGGGTATTTTTCTTTAAAAGTTTTTGTAACTCTGCTGTAGAGCCAACAAAAAGAGCATTATTCACAGTAGTAGGACCTTTTGATTCTTCTTCCTTATTAACATCCTTAACTTTCTTCTGAAGATCCATTAATTTATCAGTAGCATCAGAGACACTTTTGATTAATTGTCCTGCAACTTCATATGCTCTAGGCATTTCACTTTCTTGAGCAAGTTCAAGAATACCATTAATTGCTTCCTGTCCTTTTTCAATTATACTATAAAGATTACCTCTTGTATAGTCATAATCTTTTTCAATATCAGTCTTAGTTAACCTATCTGGCTTTGTAATGCCAACATTGGTAAGTTGATCCTTTCTAGTAGCGCAACCACCTTCAGGAGTATTACTTACTTCAGTTGGAGTAATATTTAAGGTTTCATCTAATTTAACATCATTAACTGGCATAATATATTCCTCAACTTATCTCGCCATCAAATCCAAAGTCATCTCCGAATTGGATAAGAGCATTATCATCAGTTCCTGGATAGTTAATACCCTTAACTTGTGCTCCTTTAACGTGATTTTGTTCCATAGAATTATCTTGACCTCTCCTAACTGTCATCTTATTGCCAGTTACAGATTCAACATACATCTCTTCTTGACCAACATAGATGTATTTCTCTGCTTCAATCTTGGTTCCATCATCAACTTCAATGACTGTTTCAATTAGGTCTACATTCTCAGCAATAAGTGTAACTACATCACCTGTGTAGTCTTTAGTTGCTCTTGCAGATGTGCTGTAACTAAGATCTCTTTCTGCTGAAACACCAGGTGCTTTAGAACCAGCAACATATCCAACAGTTGTTCTCTTAATAACAGATCCAGAAACATCTGTAATAGGACCAAATAGAGTTGTTTTTGCAGTAAATGATAAAGTATAAATTAATGCTCTTCTTGTATCAAAATTTCCTTCATAATCATCTTCCATAGTGATGTTATCTAATTGAATAGGAACATCTCTCTTCTCTTTTAAATTGCCTAAGAAGTTAATAGGAACTTGATATGCAGGTTGAAAATATGGTAAAATTTGTTCTACTATTTGAAGCATATCATCATTTAACTTAGTCATGATTGATAGTTCAAATTTCATATTATAAGGAACTGGAAGATAGTTCTTTTTCACATTTGCTCCATCTGGAGTCTGATTAATAATAGTTTGTGTTTGTGTAGATTTCCTTGTAGGGTCATATTGTAATCCCAAGAACTCAAATGCCATTCTCGGAAGAGTCATAGCAACAGGCTTATTAAGATCTGCCTCTTGCTGCATTCTTGCAAGAAACTTTTGAGTTGGTCCATATGCTAATGGAACCTTAATAATAGAATTAGACTTCTTAACTTCAATTCCATTAAATATAGATCCAAATCCTATAATAACAGACCTAAAGATCTCGTTGTAAAAATACTCAAACATTATTTTATACCATTATACTTACTATTTAACATAATAAAATTAAGGCATTCCAAAGGGATTCTTCTCTGTGAAATCAATAATATCATCTGCAGCAGATTGAATAGTATCATTTTCTGCAAATCCAGATACTAAATCATCTTTATTAGTTAACCTGATTGCATACTTAGCACCAGAATTTGATCCTATAATTTCTTCTCCAGCACTGAAGTTGGATGATATACCAGATATCTCCAAGGTATTATTGACTGCATCCCATTCCTTAACTCTTGCAGTAGCACCTGTAGTCTGACCAGTGATAGTTTCATTAAAGACAAAGGAACCAGTCCCAACACCCACTCCAGCACCAGTTGGAGCTTCGAATGTTATAGTTGGAACCTCAGAGTATCCAACACCAGCATTAGTGATATAAGCAGTAGTTACAACACCAGCAGAGTTAATATAACCAATACCATATGCAGCAGTACTACCAACACCAACACTTCCAGGTGCTGTTACTGTAAATCTTGGATGTGTGGTATATCCAGAACCACCACCACTAATAGTAACTACTCCAATAGATCCTAGAGTTGTAATCCCCACTGTACCAGCAGCACCTACCCCAAAACCTTTAGGATCTTGAATAGTTAACCAAGGTGCTTCTGTATATCCAGCACCAGCATTAGATATATGAACTGCTGATATTTTTCCATCAGTTAATCCAGTATTACAATCAATCCAAGTCGTTGCTATTGAAGCAACACCAACAGCATTTGCAGAAGCAGTAGGTGAAGATGATATTCCAATTAAAGGTTGAACTTTATATCCATTACCCATATTGGACATATAAATTTGCTGAACTCCACCTGTTGCAACATAAGATGCAGTAGCAGTAGCTGTAGAAGCAGCTCCTATCAAAGTTAGAGTAGCAATATATCCTAATTGTTCTACTTCATCATCAATAGTCTCAATACCAGTATCAATAACCTCATCCTCATAACGGAAGAGTTCACATCTTAACTGATAAACGTAATTCTTTTTGAGTTGATAGAATGGTTGTTCGTGCTCAACATACTTAATTTCAAACAACCTATCACCCAATGGGAAATAAATCAGATCTCCTTCTTTAGGTCTAGTTGCTAATTCAATATTAGGTAAATCTTTAATAAGAGGAGTAATATATGTCTCATATCTTTCTCTAGAAATCACAAGAGTAAGATCATCTACATTCTGTATTCCAAACTTAGAAAGAAGAGTTCCTTGTCCACCATATCCTTCATAACTATCAACATATGCTTCAATTGGATAGGCACTATCAAATTGTGACTCAATGACCTCTTTAATAACAGTATTCTGAGAAATATATCTTCTAGGAATGTAATAAACCTCAACGCCATAAATCGTCAACTGTTCGTTGATTAGACTTTGAACTAAACTTTGTTCGCTTTTAGACCCCTGTAGGAAATATGAGTTGAGTGCCATGTTATTCTACCTCAAGCAATCATGTCTAGAGGTGGAATCTCATAAGTACTAATCATTTGCTCCCTGATTTCATCTATTTCTCTTTGCCCATCATCATACATTTGTCTTCCATTTAATTCAATTCCACCAGGAAGTTTTACACCTTGGAATTTAATTAAATTCTGACCCCATTGCTTTTTAATTAATGCTGTAAGATATAATTTTAAAAATCTATCATTAAAAACTTTACTAGATGCATCAGGATCTAAAGCAGTATAGCAATCTATAATTAAAATATCACCAGCATTTACTTCATTCCAATCAATATCCAGATACATTCTATCTTGTCTGATATTAAATCTAATTCTAGTATGAGTATTTAAAAGGAAATCCATAGTTTCCAAATAACTCATAGCCATTGAATATCCTAGTAATTCTGTCCTTCCCCAGAAATACAAATCATTCAAAACTAACTGATACTTAAAGCTGAACATATTGCCACTCATACCCATTGAGTTAGCACTTCTAACTTTAAATACCTTCTTAACTCCAACTATGTTTGGAGGTATTTGAATATAATTACTACTTTCATAATACTTAAACTCAGTAGTTCCATAACCTGCTACATTAGCAGAAGTAGTAACCGAAGAAATACCAGATCCAGTTACAGGATCTCCAGAAGCACTTGCTGTTCCCCTATCAATATCTGCCTGTGATACTTGATACTTGAGAAAGTTCTCAGTAACACCATCATAGTGTCTTTCTTGATAAAATTGAATAGCATCATCTGTCAAGTCCTGAAGTTGCTCTTCTGCAACGTTGATCTCCAGAACAGGAGCACCCAATTGTCTTAGGGAATAATCTATTAATTCTTGTCTGGTAGAAGGTTGCGCCATTTATATAGTTTTTACCTTTTAGTTATTTATGATGTAGGAACAGATGATATTCCTGACATTACTAACACATTTCCCGAAACCATTCTGTAAATGGTGGATCCTGAACTTACCAAGATATCATAAACGTGTCTACCCTCTTTTAAAGTTCTAGTAGCAGTAGATCCTAAAGATATATTAAATTGTCCACCTGCGGCACTAGTAATGCCTACAGCAAAAGAAGCAGCAACTTGAGATGTTGCTCCAACAGCAACAGATTTGGTCATCTGAGCAGATCCAAAATAACCTGTAAGATTATAAGCTGATTTATCATTCTTAATCACATCAAAAGTGGACTTAAAATCTGCTCCAGTGTTAATGGTCAAATTGACACCGTAAGCAACTCCAGATTGTGGATCAAA